TCTCGATTCCTCTTTCCTCATACAAGGCCGCTATTTCCAGAATATAATTTTTCGCCGGGATATAAACCATTAGTTTCGACATCAACCCATATTATTTTGTTCATTATTCTCCTTTAAATTCACCACACCAGTCAGTTATATCCACAGTCGGCCATTCAGGATAAATCAACCCATTTACATTTCTTATCATCTTAACAGGAGGATAACGATGACATTCTTTTTTGTCTTTTTCAAAATGTATACAATCTATACAACACCTGTCTGCTTTTTTCATGCGGGAAAAGTACAAGACTCATATTTAATCACATCTTTATCAAGATCTTCAGAATCATCATCAGGAAAAGAGAAAGAAGGATTTAAATTTAAAACAGCCAGCATTTCTACTCCTTTATATTTAAATTATTTTCTTTTATATCATCTTTCCAACAATCAACACTGCTGCTGAATAAAGGAGTCACCACAATACAGGTAATTCCTTTTTTCGGTGTTATCAGTACAGCATTCTTTACATTCGCAGCAAAAGAATGAAGGAGTAGCCAGACGGCTACGATAACAACGCATGTTACAAGAAGTAATAATATATATTTAAGATATTTCATCTATCATCTCCACAATTGATTTCCCTTCAAACTTGACATATTCTGAGGTGGGAGGAAGTGTTATCTCTATGGGACCGCTATAAATAAAATCTGTACAAGTATAAATCATATGATCTTTTCTGATTTCTAATAAATATGGTCCTTGCTCATGATACTTCTTCAAATAGAACAGAAACGAAACTAAATTATGTACTTTAAACTCCACCATACTATTAGAGCCTTCAAACCACCGCTCAGAAGTCCTAGGACCAATCGTATAGAATAATGTACCTTTTTTAAATGGAATCGGTGTTCCGTCAATAAATAATTTCGGATATTTCATTTTTCACATCGGCTAAAGCTTTCAGATTCTCCTCCCATCTTGTATTGAAAGTATCCTCACTATCATCTCCGGAAACAAACCCGTCCAGACGTCTGAGCATTTCCGCCGCTTTTCTCAAAGCACACGACGTCTCCTCAACATATTTCATAGTCAGCTTGTTCCAACTAACGCTCCGAGTTATAAAGATACTGTCCACCTGATCCGCCGTTTCTTCGATCCTATTCTGTATATAGCCGAACTCTCCTCCGCTCATAGTTTTCTCCTTTTTATGGGGCCACATGGATATTTTAGTAATTCCGGTACTGACAGTTTTTGGGAAGAATGAGAGTTTTTTATTTATATTTGCCTGATATCGAGCTATACTTAGTGTTGATGCACTTCTGAGTATAAAATGATATTTAACTTTATCTATACCCTCCTCTGTCCATGAAGCTTTTGATCGATATGAGTACAGATAATTATCTCCATCAGTTAAATCAAAATTGTCCTCGTTCCTTTTCATTTATTTCTCCTTTATATTCTGCCCGCAGAAACAACAGAATTTCATACCCATCTCTTTAGGAGATTGCCCCATTGGAATAAACAGATTATTGCAAGATACGATTGAGCCTTGGCACATCTGAAATACCCATACACATTCAGACTTCTCTTCAAATCTTCTCTCACCTTTACACTCATCAATCTTTTCACCATACGGTATATTCTGCATTATCCTAAAGTCTCCTTTCCCGTCTTTCTTTCTGAAATTCTTATTTATTCATTTTTCACATCCGATATGTTTACCATTCCTATCCAATCGGGGAATAATTGAACCGAAATAACCGGCCTTGAGATATTGACATCCTGTAAAATGATCAGTATAAACAAGCAATCCGCTACGTTTTTCATTGATAATATCATCAGTATTGTCATATGAATTAAAAGCGTTAAATATAAACCAAAGTAGACATACAGCCAGTACGATTTGTATAAATTTAATTTTCATTATTTTTCTCCTGTACTCCCGAATCCCCTCTCTCCACGCAAGGTATGAGAAAATTGATAATCTTCAGACATAAATTCAATCTCAAAATTATAACTTGTCCGGACAATAGCCTGAACTACACGTTTGCCGATTAATAATTTTTCAATAAAATGTGCAATTTGATTAACAAGAGGGACCTCTGTTGAAAGACTGACATCTTTATTCCAATATAGACGTCCCATAGAACGGATAGGCAACATCCACTCACCTCTGTAATGCTGATCAATAATCCCCACATTATTAGGTATTATAAAAGGGAGCTTACAGAAACCGGAACGTGGAATAATCTCGAAATATGTACCACGCTGAGGTTTGACCTGCACTCCTAAACCTATCATCCACAGACCTTCTCCTTTATACTCATAAGTGCAGGCGGTAAGATCATAACCGCTATCAGAAGAATATGCTTTCTTAAAAGTAGCGTCTTTATGTATTTTCTTAACCTGGATTGTCATATTCAGTTCCTGTTCTTAGCATTAACTTCTTGATGTCTGCTGATTGAATCAGAACGTCTTAGCATAATCAAACGATCCTCTTCTGGTCTGTAATAACCTTCTTTGTAGGTCAGAACAGTAAAACCATATTTTTTATATAAAGAAATCGCAGAAGTAAGAATCGGGTCTACAGTAAGAAATACATCTGTCTTGATTTCATCTGTTTTATCAAGTAATACTGATAACAGATTGTTACCAACCCCTTGGCCACGATATCGTGAAGATATGAAAATCTTAGGTATGCAGTAAATATCTTTAACAGTCGGAAATGCTATAACAGCTCCTACAATCTTTTGTTTAAAAGACCTGTCATCCCAATCTGTCAACGCACAAAAAACCAATGCGTAGTCAGTCCATAAACGCCATGTATGTTCTCCATCCGACGCAAATTCTGAATATTCGTTCTGTTTCCATACTTCTCTATCAAGAGCAGCAATTGAGAGGAAATCTTTCTTGGTTGCTTGTCGTATCCTCATATTACTATCTTTTTTATGATTTATAATAAATGTTTTTTAAAGAAAGTAACAAGCAGCTTATTTATTGCGTCATAATCAGGAACAGTCGGTAAATCAGATTTTATATATGCCTGTTCAGCGGTTTCAAATAATACCTCAGAGCGTTTCTCAATTTCCTCTAATCCGTATTTTCCTCTTTTAATATCCATAAGATATTTAGCGTCAAATTTACGCTCCACAAATAAAGTCTTCTCAGTCAGAAATTCAATGCCCATTGTAAGCAGACGTATTAAATGAGCCGCATTTTTAGTGTCATATCCGAATTTCTTAACTAAAGCCTTACGTTTCTCTCCCATGTATCCTTCAAAAGCATGATGAGTCATTCTCTTCAGTTGACTACGGGCATATCCGATAAAAGCATGATATATTTTTTTAGAAAAAAACAATTCACGATTAGCTTTCAGAATCTTAAAGAAATCTGACTGATAAATCATATACTGTTCCGATGTCCACAAAACTCCTAAGACATTGGGGTTGCCGTTTAATAAGAGAGATATTAATTTTTTGATCTCATAAAAAACACAATCATATTCTTTATAAAATCGTTCCCTTGTGACTTTGGCAGGTTGGAGACCTAAATAATAAGTTTCAGGAGCTATAAAGCCCCCTATTAAATCCTTATCATCAATACTGTCAGGATTAGAACCCGGTACATACATGCCGTGTGCTATGCTTCCCCGATATGCAAGAAACAGTAAATTGTCGGGCAGTAAATCCTGTACTTCCTGCTCAGAAAGATTTTTAAGTTTGATATTCATCACTTTTTAATTGAAAAGATCCGGCTCGCCGTTGAACATAATCCGGATCCGGCATTTCTTCTTTTCTCTGGATATTCCCACAACTACATAAAACTCTATCTATAATTAAAGTCATCATACCTTTAAAGCCACATAAACCACAGGCTCCCATTATGCTTTCAGTATTTTTCTGATTTATAATATGTAACATTGTCTTACTTATTTTAAATATTTCATATTAGGATTCCATTTTATCTCATCCCAGCTACCATCCTCTCTTTCCCATATGATAGAAGGATTGCCTCCTTGTCTGTAGACAAGAGTAAGAAAATCAGCCTGATTATCTTTTAAAGTATCTCCATGAGTCTTCAACTCCTTAGCTGTAAAAACAGCAATCTTCATCCCTACCATCTCAGCACCTAAACAGTCAGAACCACCCGCTCCTTCACCTGTATTTTTAGGAGGAGGAATACCTACTTTTATACGGCGACCATCCATTGTCAATACATGTCCGGTGTAGTTTTTCCATAAACGACCGGATGGATGTTCAGATTGCCATTGTTCTAAGAACCTTTTCCTCAGTAAGGATTCTTTATTTCCTTTTCTTTTTCTTTTGTGCCGCATTAAGGTCTTCAATATAGATATGAGCTATGTTATCTATTGCTCTGAATTCATCCAATTCCTCGTTTAGTTTCTGAATAAGAGATGTAAGTTCTTCAACTTTTTTTTCTAATCTCTTCTGCTCTTTTCTGCATTCACAATCTTTTGTAGTCACACATTTGTTAAGCATATCAGCAGTCTGATCCAGGATATCAGGCAGATCATTTTCAGGATGTCTGATCTGTTGTATTAATCGGCGTACTAACATATTTACAAATGCTAATACAGGAATCAGCTCTTCAGAAGAATTGTTTTTGTCTGATATTTTAACTGCAATAGATGGAAAAATCTGGTCTGACGCTAAAGAAGAAAAAACAGCGGCATCAGTATCATTTTTTTCGGTATTATCTGAATCTTTTATACCATTAATAATAATCTTCGCTTCTTTATCCTTAGTATCCTGAAGTGGCTGTACCAGAGAATTGGAGCCAATTGACTGTTGTTTAAATACAATCTTTTTGTCTATTTCCGCCGCTGTATCCCCCTCCTTGATTCTTACTTTTTCACCATTTATAATAACTTCAGAAACATGCTCAGTCAGTTTGACTGTTTCATCATTTATAATAACTTCAGCATCAGATTCAGTATTTATCACTTTCTTTTTTTCTCCATAGTGATTTGATGACAGGTCTTTTAATAAATCAGCGAATTCAGGATATTTTGCCTTTTTAGTAAAGAAAGTAGCATTGCCGACACCTAATAAATCACCAATCGTTTTTTGATTTTTCCCTTCTTTTACCCACTTTTTAATATCTTCAAAATAAGGTTTGATTTTATTAAGATATACTAAATCTTTATATTTATTGGTGGGATTATATCTTTTATATTTTATACGATCCTGAAAAAGATTTTCAAATTCAGGATACTCTCTACGTTTTCTATATAAACTTGTCATACCTATCTTAAGTTGCTGAGCTATAAATGAATTTTCTTTTTCTTCTTTAATCCATTGTTTTACTTTATTCAGGTGAGGTTTGATTTTATTAAGATATAAAAGATCAATTTCTGATTTCATACATTGTTTATAATAAAAATTAAATTAAAGATGGCTTTTCTTCTTTTTCAGGCATAGGTTCACTCAAACTGATGATATTAGGAGAATCCCCATCTGATACTCCTACATGTGCCGTCGCAACCTGAAAATCAAGATCAAATAAATATTGAAGAATTTTTGTCTGATTATCTTCATCCAATAAATCAAAATCATCTAAAAATCTGAAGCGTAAACTACGACCGGCTCCTTGTGCGTCAATTAACGAAGCATGAAGTTTAGCTACAATCATTTCAGATTCAGCATGACTGAAATGATTCTCCTGAATAGGTCTGTCATTCAGAAGTAAGCCTCCTTCATCATCAACCGATAACCCTTCAAACCGGAAATTATGTTTATTTATAAAAGCCAGTCTTCTGTCATTAACTTCTGTTTGTTTCAGTTTATTTGCTTTTAATTCCTTACTTTTATCTTCTTTTAATTTCAGATTGGTGACATATTCTGTATATTGAAACGCCTGTTTATTAACAGATTGCGCCTGACTGATACGTTCATCATATTCAGCTAAAGATGGTTCTTCAGGTAAATCATAATATGTGACCGTATGATTATTATGAAGCCATTCCGTCAATTGAAGATTCTCTTCTTTAAGCAACGACAGTTCTTTTGCTTTTCTTTCTATATCTGCGGCAAGGATGATCTGACGTTTATCTTCATCACTGATTTTATTGTTGTCTGCTTCAATAACTTTATTCTTCTCTGTTATCTTATCTTTCTCAGTATAATATGCTTTAAGTATTTCCTCTTTCTCTTTAAAAATAGGTTCTAATGCTATTTCCTCAGCTTTTTCAGCCGGCTCTAAAGAAGGAATTGAGTTATATTCCCGATTGAGAAAAGTAAATTCCTGCTTTAAAGACTTCAGTTCCGCATTATATTCCGAGGTATCAATACCTAATTCCAAAGCCTGTTGTTGAGGAGTCAGTTTCATAAAATGACGTGCTGACAGAAAAGATACAGACAGAAAATTATTCAACCATTCCTTATCAAAAATATCAGGACGGTCACTATGGAAGGTGATACTCGACTTATCTTTAGTTAAATGACGTTTAATGGTAATATTAGCGTCTAATTCAGTATCTATGAAAGTCAGTGTAATATCAGCGCTTTTATTATCCGGTCCTATAAAATGAAAACGCTGACCTTTTATATTTCCTTTCGTATTAGTCTGGGAAACACCTTTAATAGCAGCCCATATAGAAGTCAATCCTACAGTACTTTTTCCTTTTCCGTTTCTTCCTATAATCTTAGTATGCTGCTGATCCCAGACTACATCAAATGATTTAATTCCCGCAAAATTCCGGATCGCGCTCTTTTTCAATTTTACCGCCATTTTTATCACCTTCAATATATTGTTTCATGAATATTCGTATTGCTTCACTACGACTTATCTCCAATGGTTTAATCGCTAAATCAAACTGTATAATCACTTCCGGATTTAAAGTCAGACAATACTGTTCTAATTTTACTCCTTCCTGATAATGTATTCTTCTCATTGTATTCCTATCTAATATTTACATATAATATATAATTAAAAAAACAAAAAAGTCAAGTCTTAATACTATGATTCAATTTTATCGGACATCACTTATCTTCTGAAAAATCAGTTTTTATATCATTCAGAACTTCTGAATTCTCAGCCTTCCTGATTTTATTTTTAAACTGCTTGAACTTTCCGATAAGAATTTCATATTTATCAAAGGATGTTGTAATAAAAGCACGGAAAGCTCTTGTACTTTTAAAATTAATCAGTTCTCCTTTAATATCAGACCATGTATATCTGTCAGGTATTTTTGAAGAACATTTATCTTTCCTCTGCATACTATTCAGAGATTCCGGATTGATTTTAAAAGTATCACCTTTATAATCATACCCTTTCTGAATAGTATTCTCAAAAGTAATTTTTAAAGTATCGAGTTTATCTGTTTTAGCTTCTTTCAGTAATTGTTTATCAATTTCCGGCTGAGTTGCTGTACACCATGGAGCACTTCTGAAATATTTTCCTAAATTCGGTGTATTTTCAACTATCTGCTGAGTCTCTGTATTTATTAAATAAGTTGGCATTTTATCCTTCTAAATTAAGATCAATCCATCCTCTTGTAGAAACAACAGTACTATTATCTGTATTACTACTAGACCTCCCTTTTATCTGTGATAATAAATCAGTTAATACTCCAAAACTTGATGAACCACTAAATGTAAAATCAGCAAGTCGCCGTCCAGCAGAAATTTGAGCATTTTTTACAGTAACTGTATCAGCATTAAAAGAAAAAGGGTATAATCTATAAAAAGCAGTTATAGTAGCAGCAGGATTTGTAGTCGCTGCGATAATATTGATTAAAGCAATAGTCTGAATTCCCACTGGGACATCTAAAGTAATAGTTTGTTCAGTAATAGTAATAGAAGTTACCCCACTATCCACTTCAGTCACCAGATAGAAATATTTTTCAATTTGCACAAACTGTTGGATATCTACTGTTGATCCAGGTTTAACAGTTAAAACAGAGCCGATTCTTTTTGATTTCGTAAAAGGGGTTAAAGCTCCTACTAAAGTAGGAGAAACAGCGTTTAATGACAAAGTGTAATCACTGGCGCCGCTTGTCGGATTGAAAACAGAATATACATGATAGGTCAGATCCTCAATCAATGGAGTTACATCCAGACCACCTGCTCCTGTACCGACTACAAAGACAGAATTTGCAACTTTAGTAAAAGCAGGCCCGACAGCTGCTCCGCTGCCATCACTGAAAATAAAATTACCTGCACTGAAATCTATATCGGTTAATGGACTCCCTGTATTATTTGAAAGAATAATACGTTTAGGCAGAAAAGCCAATCCTCTGATAGTCTCCTGAGCATTCACCACACTCAAGGTAAGAAGAATGAATTTACCTGTGGTTGAATCAAATCGGACGGCTGTATCAGCTGTAGTGGCAATCTCACCTCCTATTAAAGTACTGACTCCATCAGCCTGTACTATTTCAGTAGGACCTACACCGGCTACTGTCAGATTAGATAATCCTGTATTATTCACCGACGGACGGAATCTTACTCTCATGCCATTGAATAATGTCTGAGGAGCACGTTTTGATCCGACACTGGTGACTATATAGTTATTGACAGTTGAACCACTATTCTGAAAAAAATCAGACCCCATTGCGTTAATAGCCATCGCTCTGGATAACTGAAAAGCATCAGTGGCGGTTAAAGTCTGTCCTGAATCTATAATAGCATTCTGTGACCCATCAAAAAATGAATTAAATTCACTTGAGAGCAGAAAATCGCCCGGACTTTTAGGAGGTATCGGTTCCATACTTTATTTCCTGGTATAAAATTCTTTAAGCAATATTTTAATATCCTGAATACTTGTCCTGATATGAAGTAAATGGACTGAATTCTCTTTTAAACCTCCGCCGACATCATTCAGTGTATCAGAGTTTTTCTCAATTTTTATATACTGAAGATCATTATCTTTTATAGCAATCTCTACTCCTCTCTTTAAATCTGCAATTTCACCGGCCTGTGTATATATAAACCCGGTTAAAATACCCAAAGCAAGTCCTAAAAGAGTAATAGCCCCTTTAAATAGTACATCTGTTTTCATTTATCCTTTAAGTTGTAAAATCAATTATAATATTATCTAATATCGGAGTCTGAGGGCCGCCAATAGAATTACAGACATTTATCTGTCCTCTGTAATTATTATATAAATCCATAATCCGTTTCTGTTCAGTTCTCATACTTTTAAAAAAGTTATCAAACCCGGTCTGATCAGTAAAATTATATTTTGTATAATCAGTGGCATAAAATATATAACGGTCTGTCCCCCCGGAAGACATTCTGTTTTGTAAATCTATATACGCTACTGAAGTTTCCTCCAGATTAAAACGCTCGGTTCCTAAACGCATTCCCAATGTTTTAAATGCGGATAATTTGGTTTTCAATTCTCTTATTTTCTTTAATTTAGCCAGTTTAAGTAAATAAGATGTGATTGCTGCCTGAGTTGGAATTGACCATCCATCCTGAGCATTATGAAACCAACCTATATCTCCACTTATATCATCTCTTAAATACATAATTAATTCTCTAATTGTTTATCATTCCAGCCTAATGTTGTAATTACATATTGATCCACTGTAGAAACAGCATCTGCTCTATCTCTGATCTGTGAGGATGTATTTGTTGTTAATTCAATATGTACAGAAGCTTGTGCGGAAGCAGTTGTAGACATCAGAGTTAATAGAACACTTGTCGGAGGAATATCATCTTCTAAAGGCGATGTTACAATCACAATAGTACCTGCACCATCCTCCAGACCGACATATAACAGAGCATTTACCTCTAAATTCAGGGGAGTGGTGATTGTTCTCAGAGTACCTGTAGCCACCAGACTGGTTAGACTGACATCATTGATTCTGGTCTTAAAATATGATGATTTACCAATCTGAAACATTGGTATATTCGTTCCTATACCTCTAAATCTACTGCCTTGTCTTCTGAACTTTGTTAATCCTGCTGCTAAAACCACACTGTCAGCAAGCAGATTAGCCGCATTGATGGAAGTATCAAATCCGCAGTCTGTAAGAGAACCATCCGGAGTGCTTAATGCAAAAAAATGATAAGTTGTATTTAAGGCCAAACCGTTTTTCCGGACAGTTTCTGCTGAGACATCCGGAGAAAAACCGAACCCAAGAGTCATTAAAATATCAGAAGTAATCTGTATAATGTTCCTTGCCTGATTATTGACAAGACTGAAAATCACATCACCTACTGAAAATTCACTAAGAAAAAGGGTTCCTGTTCCATTAACTGTTGTTGTGGTGGTTGAAAAAGTTCCGGTTTTCACTACAGTGGCAGGCATACCTCCCGCATTACTTCCCAATCCGAAGTCAAAATTCATCTGTTTTGATAAAGTAATAATAGAGGCCGAACCGGTTCCATCAGAAAAAGTAAAACTACCACTTTGGAAAATTATATCATTGGCAACATCCGCTGTCGAATTTTCTATAAGAATCCTCTTAAAAAGTAAATTCACTCCTTTCTTTGTAATTGTCGCCGGTTGAAAACCTTCGCTGAATACCAATACATCATTTGCCGTATCAAAACGAAGATATGTATCAGTCTCAGTAGAAATAAAAGCTACCGGTGGATCAGTCGTCCCATCAGACAATTTGATATTTTTTACTCCTAATGAAGCAACATTTGCAGTAGAAGCTCCTGTATTATTGTTGTCGGCTCTGAATCTGACAAACATTCCCTCAAAATATGAGGTAGGAGCCTGTAATCCTCCCGCAGCTGTCAGTACATAAACGTCAGTTGTACCACTATCCGTATAGAAAGTCGTAAAGTCAACAAATCCGCTACTTTGACCATTTAAAAGAATGAATACATCATGTGCACTATCAAATCTGAAATCAGCGTCCAGAGTAGTGATAATATCATTAACAGCTATATTAGAGATTCCGTCAGGTTTTGTAATGGTTTTAGCGGCTAATGTTCCAACCTGTAATGTAGGATTTCCTATAGTATTACTGGTAATCGGCCTGAAACCGACAGACATCCCATCAAAATAATCATTCGGTCGTTTTCGTTCCCCAGCCGGAGCTACTTCATATTTTTCTCCCACCGGAGTACCGGTTCCAAGATCTGTATAAAACTGTGCGATTGAGAAAGAAAATATAAGCAGAAAAGCATCAGTACTTAAGTCATAACGTAATACCACATCAATTCCTGCCTGAAGATCGTTAGGTACTGTCCCTGTACCATCTTCACGGGTTATCCTGGTGGAAGCCAAAGATCCTACTGTCACAGATGATTCACCGGCGCTTCCGGTAATTGTACCTGTTGCCGGTGTAGAAGGTGTTCCGATTACAGTATATGTAAAAGTGGAACCACCTGTTACAATGATCTGAAAAATACCGTTATATTCAACTTCAACAGCCCCTTCCATCAATACAAAGCCACCTGTAAGAAGTCCATGAGGTGCAGTAGTGGTTACTGTAGCAGTACTCCCGCTTCTGGTTAGACTGGTGACAGCCAGGACTATCAGATTAGTATTGACAGGTCGGAATCTGACAAGCAACCCATCTTTTAAAGCAGGTGGTTCTTCTAATAAATCAATAGAAGTCAGTATATAAGAACCGGCTGTTCCTGAATCCGTATAAAAAGTGGAATTAGAGGCGTAGACCGCCATTGCTTTAGATTGCTGAGCTAAATCCCCTTCATTAAGAGTCTGTCCTGAATCCTCAATCGGAGTTTTTGAATTCTGATAAAAAGTATTGAATTCAGAAGATGAGTAGGTATCACCTGTATTTTTTATAGGTATATCTTTCATAGGGCCTGTCTAAATTCGACTACTGTATTTGCTGGTTTAAGAAAATTAAATAAACATTCTACTACTGTTACAGCAGTATCAGAAAATAGAATCGGAAATTCCAAAGGAAAGGAAACAGGAGGTACATCAACAACAATAACTATCATTGTGAATCTTTGATCCTGACTGGTGCCTTCGCTGAATACCATAGGAAATGTAATGGGAAAAATACTGGCTTCAGCACCACTCACCACCACCACTGTAACCCCCAGTAATGCGGCTAAAGCCTCAAAATCCTCAGCTGTCTGTACTGATGAATTCAGTTTAACCAACACATCTCTTCGACGGATTTCAATGGTTCTTTCACCGAAAAAACAGGCGTCAGGGATACCTAATGCTTTCTCCCATTCCTCTATCAGATCAGTTGTCTCTGTTATATCAAGTTCTTCCCATATTAATTCAAGCTGATTCTCAGTGATTCTTAATTGTTCAGCCAGACCTAATAAAAGGCCACGCAGATTTGACCCTTCCCTGTATTTTCCCGCAAATAATTCATCATCTGGAAAATAAGCCGCTAATGCATCGGCGTGTTCCGCCTGAGTATGTTCTTCAAATAATCGTACTGTCATAAATCAGATATTGAATGTAACATTGCCTAGAATTCCTATTTCACCTGTCGCTACTGAAATATCACCGATCGGAGCGGATAATGTAAAAGTTAATAAACGATCTCCGGTTATAACATCTATAGTATTGAAAATAGCCGCCTGATAAGCTAATTCATCTATATCAGTAGCTATCTGTGTATTCTCTTCAAAAAAAACTTCTAAAGAACTGATAACCGACTGCTGCATAGTATTAGTATTAGGACTTAAAGCGGTAAATATAAAATCGACAACTTTAGGCGTAGGAGCATTCACTATCACATCAATAACAGCTGTATGTGCCGGTTTAATCGTCAGAACAGCGTCTTTAGTGGTAGTGACATCAGCGGGTGTAGGAATCACACCATCATTATCTCTTACAAAAAAGATTGTAACCTGTCCTTTATCAGGAAAGGCTTCCTGAATAAAAACACGGGTATTACCCGGTACTCCCAATACTTCTTTGGTAATAGCTGATACATTGAAATTTGCTACAGGATTCTGTACTCTCTGCAGAAAACGTAAACGGAATGCCTCTTGTGACTCGTTATCATTGCCGCCTGTGATAGCCGTAAAATCAACAAATGCTGTACTTTCTATTCCGGGAATAGGAGCGGATGTAAAAGTTAAAGCGGTTCCTGAGAGTTGATTACCTTGAGCGCCTATTGAATCCTGATCAGCCAGAACCTGTACGGAAGCTGTCAGAAAAGCCGCCCGCAGATCACCTGTTGCCGGGGTAACCGGAGTATCTGAGATTGTATAAGTGAATCTGACAGTACTGGTTACTGTAATAATAAAAGTACCGTTATATTCAGGTTGATCAGCTCCTCCTATTGTAACTGTAATACCTGTAGCCTGATTATGAGGAACGGCTGTCTCAGCAGTGACGATTGTTCCTCCTCTGTCTAAAGAAATAAGCGTAAGAGTATTAGCGAAAGAAGAGGTGATAGCTGCTCCGGTAGCCGGTGAGGTTCCTGAACCCGCAAAAATATAGGTGAAAGTATCCAGTGCCGTTACAGTAATTGTAAAAGTGCCGTTATATTCAGTCTGATCAGCACCTCCTATCTCTACTGTCAGACCCGTGACCTGACCATGATTCGAGGCTGTAACAACTGTCGCCGTGGTTCCTACACTGGTTAAACCTCCGGTAAGTACTGATAAAACAATCAGACTACTGATGGAAGCGGAATTCTGAGTAGTATAATTCACTCCGCTGACAGTCAGTGTCTGACTGACAGGAACAGCTGTTCCCGCAAGTCCCTGAACAACAATATTACCTAATGCTCTGGTAGCGGCTAGAGGAAAGACATTAAACCAGGCCGCAGGCCGTTCCAGAAATTCACCTTGTGCCGTATCCCAGAATATCTGTCTGATTTCCTCCCGCAGTTGTTCATAAAAATCAAATAATCTGAATCCTTCCGCTGAAGCGAATGCATTCAGAAATGATTCAGATAAAAAAGGATTAGAACCTTTGAGTATTCCTTGTATATCTGCTTTTACAGATGATTTAAGTTCCTCTCTGTCCGGAAAATTAAATCCCATAATTTAAATCCCTGTGTTGTTCCATGCTTCAAAAAAAGATATGACAGTGTCTGTCCGGATAATAACTGAATAGTAATCTCAGCATCCATTACAGATGATGTACGGAAAACAGTTACAACATCCACGCTGCTGATAAGATTCTGCTCCACCATCCAGTCAAGTTTATCCTGCAGAAATGCCTGCATTGTACTTAAAGTATTATCATTACTACGGCCCTGATCAAGTAACCATCGTTTTGAACCTGTCTGGAAACCCGGAATATCGGCAATTAAATCTCCTATCCAGCCCCGTCGCAAACGGGCATTAGTAACCTCATCAGGTGCCGCTCTCTGATCACCGAAAATGGATAAAGCCAAAGTCGTATCAAATGAATCATCCCCTATCAGGTCACCATTTACAGCTAATCCTATATCCCACAATTT